AAAGGGAAGCTAACGTAATTGCTAAAGAAACAAGACGTGGAAAAGGTAACTATGTTATCTGTTCTTCAGATGTTGCTTCAGCTTTGGCTGCTTCAGGTATGCTTGACTATTCACCTGCAATGTCAACTTCATTGAATGTTGATGATACTGGTAATACTTTTGCTGGTGTTATTAATGGTCGTATGAAGGTTTACGTTGATCCATATGCTACTGGCGATTATGCTTGTGTAGGATATCGAGGACCTAATCCTTATGACGCTGGTCTTTTCTATTGCCCATACGTTCCTTTAACTATGGTTAAAGCAATTGGCGAGAACGACTTCCAGCCAAGGATTGGATTCAAAACAAGGTATGGAATGGTTGCAAATCCTTTTGTAGCTGCTGATGGTACTGGTACTAACCGTGCTAACCCATACTTCAGAATCTTCAGAGTTGACGGAATTATGGTAGACTAGTCTATCAATCGTTAACACGATTCAACTAAAGGGACTCTTCGGGGTCCCTTTTTTTATGAAACTAAAAGTTTAACTTGTATAAATAATAATACGTTCACTATAGAAATATAGCGGAAGTAGGATAACCTGAAAACCTCCCACGTCCTGTGGGGAAAGCTAGTAGGCGTTCTGCCGAACGAGACCGACAGTTATTCCGAAGGAACGCGTTGAGAAGGGTGTATGTCTTCGGACATATGTACGAAATCGGTACGAGAACTGGAGGATGATATGGCTTATTACAGAGGTATCAAAATTCAAGACGAAGCTAAGAAAGAAACTAGACAGCAGTCTGGAATCTATCGAGGTGTCGCTTGGAAAAGTGAAGATCTAGAAAAGTCACCTAAAGCACAGCGGAAAGGCGTTTACCGCGGTGTTAAATGGGTAGCTTAATATAGAAAAGGTAAGGGGCTTTCGGGCCCCTTATTTTTTTATTAAGTTTTTGTTACAATGGGTAACAGAGTGATTTTTTCTTATATATAATCTGTTAGCAAAGGTTGCTAACCTAGAACTTCACAAGGAAAAAAAATGAAACGCCTTTCATTAGTGATTGGTCTCTTGTTCATATCTAGTCTTTCATACGCGCAACAAAAAGTAGTAATCGGTGAACCTATTCTTGGTAAAGAAAATATCAAGAAGCATGAGTATATGAGTTACTATAAAGCTTGCAATCACGAATTCCACATGGGCATTTATAAAAATGTTGTATGGATTCATGGTGTGCGACCTTTTCAATATTGCCAGCAGTATGCTAGACATATGACTAAAGATCTATAATAACAAAAGGGAATCACATGATTCGTAATTTAAAAAGGGTTGTGTGGTTCCCTTTATTTTTAATCCTCACCGCTTGTGCTACACCCGGTAGTACTTTAGACAAACGAACTAACCTAAAATATAGTAATGGATATGGCCAGGAATATTGTCCTACTAGTGGGCTTGTTCTTGTAGGATCAGTTGCAGGATTATCTGCAACTGCTGTTGCATCAACGGCCGTTGCAACAGGAGTAGGAATAGGAGTAGGCTTAATATTGTGGGCAAATACTTCTCAGTACGAACAAAACTGTAAGGGCGAGAAAAAATAATGTATAAATAGATATATGGATAATAATAAAGAAAAATATTCTGAACAATATAATCGCGGTAATTGGTGGGGTTTAGCTGACGACTGGGACGAGGAAGAAGAAGATGGCACTGACGACGAATAAAAACTTTCTAAGTCCAGTAGGATTTACATTTAAACTAGATGCTACAAACTTTGCCAATACAGAATATTTCTGTTCTCAAGTAACTATGCCTGGTATGAATTTAGCTGAAGTTAATGTTCCATACAGAGGCGTTAACTTAGCAATGACCGGTGATAGACTTAATTTTGAAGATTTAGCTATCAGATTTAATGTCACTGAAAACATGGAAAACTATATTGAAATATTCAATTGGATGCATAGAATAATTCAAACAACAAATGCCGAAGGCGAAAAATATGACGCCACTCTTTTAATTATGTCCTCTCACAATAACCTTACAAAATCAATTAAATTTCAAGATGTGTTTCCAACAAGTCTTACATCTGTAGAATTTAATTCGCAAACATCTGATATAGAATACCTACAAGCTGATGTAACCTTTAAATATACCCTATTTGAATTTGAATAAACCTTTACTTTTATGTCATTTTATGATATAATATATAGGTATATGCCGGAGATATTATGAATTTAGAATCAATACTTGAAATGTGGAAAAATGACTCAGTTATAGATGAGGTTCAATTGGATGAATCATCTAGAGATTCTGCAAAATTACACTCAAAATACTTAGACTTATATTCAGTTGCTAAGTTAAGACAAAAAGATTTAGAACTAAAATTTAAAGTTATACTCAGAGATAAGTTTATGCATTATAATGGTAAACTATCTCAAGAAGAAATGGATAGAAAAAATTGGGACTATGATCCACTCAATGGATTAACTGTTTTGAAAGGCGATCTAGATAAATGGTATGATGCTGATGAAGTAATACAAGATCATCAGAAAAAAATGGCATACCAAGAACAAGTAGTTGCTACACTAAAAGAGATACTAGATAATATTAAATGGCGCCATCAAACAATTAAAAACATGATTGAGTGGAGAAAATTTACGAGTGGAATATAAGTTACACGATTATCGATATCCTAAGTTTGATCGATTTTATGATATAGTCAGAGAAGCTATGGCAAATCTTGGTCATAATGAAAGCGATAATCCTAATATTAATATATACAATCATTGCCACAAGTCTGAATTAAGTACTACTAATAATATAATCTTGAAACCAACTGGACCTACGTCAAAACATTTTGCGTTAGATTCTATTGGATACGCTAATAGTTCTACACTAGCATTTATAGAACCTTTTGAATTAAGAAAAGAATACACTAATAATTCTAGTGATAAAATAAAATATCTAATAGAATGTAAAGCAAACAAATGGGATGATTCTATTTTACTAAAATGGAGACAAGCTAAAAATATAGCTAGTGATCATATATTAATAATTGGTCAAGTTCCAACAGATGAAACTGTTAATGGATTTGGATTTGGAGATCATTTTTTAAAATTATCTATGATAGTTGAAAAATTAAAAGATAAAAATATAATAGTTAAATTACATCCTTCTATGAAGATCGATCATAAACAACAAGCTGTTATTGATAAGTGGATTAAAAATAATATCGACGTTCGAACACAATTTGAATCTATTCATGATTTTTTACCAAAGACTAAAGTGGCCATTTTGGAAAATAGTACTGCTGGTATAGAATGCTTGATGCATCAAGTTCCAATAATATCTTATGGGTGGCCTGAATATCATTGGGCTACTAAAAAATTACAATCACTTACACAACTTGAAGACTTAGTAAATGATTTATCTTGGCACAAATTAGCTTATGCAAATCGATTTATTGAGTGGTATATAAATAAATACTTATGTCATGACGTGAAATCGACTCAAAGAAGATTATTAGAAATTATTCAATGGAAGTAATTACCTACACTAAACTAAACGAAACATTGATACAGATCGAATGCGAGGCTAGTACTGGTCAAGAACTGTCTGAGCATTTTTGTTTTTATGTGCCTGGATATAAGTTTATGCCAGCATATCGTAATAGAATGTGGGATGGAAAGATAAGACTTTTTGACATGAGGCATAAAACCTTATACTGTGGATTGTTGCATTACTTAAATGAATTTTGTGAAGAAAGAGGGTATAAACTAGAACCCTTAGACAGTAAGGGTTTAGAGAATAGCCATCGAGCACAGAAAGTGAATCTCGAGGCCTTTATCACCGAATTGTCACTCTCTGTGAACGGTACAGGGATAATACCCAGGGACTATCAAGTTAAGGGACTCTCGTTCACTGTTGAGAATGGAAAAGCTCTGTTATTAAGTCCGACGGCCTCTGGTAAGAGTCTGATAATATATATGGCCATTAGATATTTTTTAAAATTTTTCGAAGGAAAAGTTTTAATTATAGTACCCACCACCTCATTAGTAGAACAAATGTATAGTGATTTTGATGATTATTCTAAATTAGATAATACATGGAATGTAAATGATAACTGTCATAGAATATATTCTGGTAGAGATAAACATAATATACCACAAAGAGTATTAATAAGCACTTGGCAATCTATACACAAAATGGGTTATGATTATTTTGAAGATTTTGGTATGGTTATTGGAGATGAAGCTCATAATTTTAAAGCCAAGTCATTAACATCTATAATGGAAAAATG